GGTCACTGTTGACAAGGCTGTTGCCCTTAAAGAGGTCGAGGTCACTCATCGCATGTTCTCCTTATGCGTCTTCGTCAGTATCGAAATCAAATTCGAGTTGGTTTTCGTCCGGCTCATTGGGTTCGCCCATGGTGAGCACAGACCCTTCTACACCTGTCACTTCAACAGTAGTGCTCTCGGACGTATCTTGTCCAAGCTCTACCCCGTCCTTCTGCATCTGAGTCAGTGCCTCGGCCACAGCAGGGCGGTTGAAACGGTAGGTGTTACCTAGCTTGATGTAGGTATTCTCGGGGATGTACCCCTGGCGTACCCACGCGCGGATCGTAGAAACAGACACGCAGAAATACTGCGATAAGTTCTCAATCGTCACAAAGGGACTTTTTTCTTTGGTCTCGGTCATTTCTTCCTCACAGAAATTGTGTACTCAGAGTCCACGTTGAGTCCCGGTGGCATTAGGTCGGGGTTCTCCTCGAGAAACTGCTGTACGTTGGTTTGGTTCAGGCTTTTGGTCAGAAACTCAGGCACCTGATGCTCAAGAACAAACTTGTGCATAGACTCCCAGTCGCTGGTCCAGAACCGTTTCTTCACCGAGCGGTAGCATAGTCCTGCCGCTGTGCGAACACTTTCGACTTCGTGCTCTTTGCAGTAGTCAAGTAGGGCGCGTTTGACCTTATCTTGCTGTGCCTTGAGCGCTTCGTCTTCTTGTTTGAATGCCGCCGAAATCTCCGCCCGCTTATCGCGTATCTTCATGTACACGCGGGTCAGTTTTTCGACTGATATTTTCTCGTCAGTCATAGTGTTCTCCTGTACCTAGACGTTATAGATACTATCTAGTCTTACGCTAGTCAAGTATCTGTTTGTATAAGTCGATGATTTTTGTGTGTACGTCAATTCTGTTATCAAGTAACGAGTAAACGTGTTTTTCTACGTGAGACCCTTGCAACTGTACAACGGTGCATGGATGCTTTTGTCCGGAGCGGTGCACACGTGCGTTCGCCTGCGCGTAGGTCTCTAGCGATGAAGTAGGCCCCCACCATACGACGGTGTTAGCCGCGGTCAACGTAACCCCGTGTGCTGCCGACTGCGGTTGGATAACCAGCACTCTCGGGTCGTCCGTCTCTTGGAAGCGTTTGAATATCTCCGTTCGCTTGGCTGCGGGTACGTCACCTCGGATGACCTCGGCTGTCAGCCCATCTTTACGCAGTTTGTCTACGAGTATGTCGATGGTGTGCCTGAACGGTACAAACACGAGCACCTTCTGGCTGCTCTCGTCGATAACTTCTTTCAGTACCTTGTACCGGTTCTTGATGTCGAACTCTAATGTGGAGCCATCGTCGGTATAGACTGCACCCGCACTGATCTGGAGGAGTTTGTTCATCTTGATCGCAGCATTCACTGCGGTGACCTCCTCCCCTGCGGCTTCCATGACCAGCTTGTTCTTGAGCTCAAGGTAGTATTTCTTCTGCTGACGTGTCAGCTCCACATCACGCTTGACGTATGTCATATCGGGCAGATCAAGGCACTCTTCCTTGGTGAACCGTATGGCCGGCTGCAGTGCGTTGTATACCGTCTCCGTAGCATTCGGCTTGGGCATCCACTTGAACTGCGTGAGCTTCATCATCACTTGGTCTCGGAACGACCCGAAGTACCGCGGTACGGCGCTTGGATTGACCAGCTTAGCGAGGCCGAAAGCGTCGAGCGGTGACTGCGCAGCAGGGGTGCCGGTCATCATCCAGAGCCATGTGTCGTCTGTAACGATGCGGTTCAGGCACTTCCACCGCTTGCTCTGTGCGTTCTTGTAGTGTGTTGCCTCGTCGATGATGATGAGGTCAAACCCACCGTTACGGATTTCTTCCTCGACGATCTCCACTCCGTCGAAGTTGATGACGATGAAGTCAGCCCCGCCGTTGATGATCTTTTTGCGCTTCGCTGCGGCCCCATGGGCTACGTCTACTGTACGGTGCATAGCAACCTCGAACAGGTCTGCGCGCCACGCGGAGTCCATAATAGAGAGTGGGCAGATCACGAGGGCACGGCGCACCTTACCCTGCTTCATCAGGAAGTCTGCAGCCCAGATAGCCGACGCCGTTTTCCCAGTGCCCTGCTCGTTGAAGCAGAACGACTTCTTGTTCAGCGTAAGGAACTCCGCAGTCGTGCGCTGGTGGTCCATAGGCTTGTACCGCCCTGGCCAGTCATAACGACCCGATATCGGGGAGGGCGCTTTCACACCTAGACTACGCAAGGTATGCACTTCGTCGACACCCCAGCTCACTGCGACTTCATGGGGGCCGGTGGCCTTGCTCTTTGGGATGGTTGCAGTGACACGTTTTGGATTGCGCAACCTGAGTAGGAGCGCCTTGTCTTTGATGATCTTCATGTTCTCTCCGGAGTTAGTGTTGCACTAACGTTTTTTGGGGCTACTCATGGCACCACCAGCTGCACGGTTCTTCGCGCGACTCTGGACGGTTACCCCGTGCTTATTGCTGCCGCCTTTGCTCAGCGCTTTCTTATGGGCAATATCTTTACCTTCGCGCTTGTCCGCTTTGCCGTTCTTGTTGGCGTCTTTACCCGTCTTATCCATCTTCCGACGTGCACGTTGCCGCTCCATACGATCTTCATGCTCGCCCCGTGCTTTCTGCTGGGCGTACTCTTTTTTGTAAGGTCGCGGCTTCTTCGTGTAAGGCATTAGTTTGCTCCGTTGTGTGGACACTCAGTTACAGGGCAGTGGCGTCGGCACAGCCCGCTCGGGCGAGGGTTCCATACCTCGACCTCAAATGCTTTCTTCATGGCACCATGCTTCGCCAACCACTTGCGCCACAGCTCGTCCTTATCAAAGTCCGTGTAGCTCCCTTTGACGAGGTCCTTAGCTATGACGAACATGAGCCCGGCCTTGATGCGCTTGACCTGCGGGAAGTGCGCAAAGATCGCCAGCGCCATGAGCTCCAACTGTCCTTTGTCAGCGTACTTGGACGATTTACCGGTCTTATAGTCGACCACCCATGCCAGATCACCGTCTAGGATTACGAGGTCAGCGATCCCACGGAACCATACATCTTTAGAGAAGAAGTCGCAGGGTTCTAGGTTCTCCGTGAGCCCCATCTTACGTTCACACAACTTCTCGCCTGGCTTTGCTTTCAGCTTTTCGAGTGTCTTGGTGGCGAAAGAAAACTTACCGGGGATAGGAGTGCCATCACGCACGAAGTCCTCGGCAGCTTTATGGAACTCTGTGCCATATCGCATTGCCTCAGTCTCCTCGAAGGGGAACTGCTTGAGCACTTGTGCGTGGTAGAACTGCTTAGGGCAGGTCTCGAAGGCCTTCAGTTTGCTGTAGGACCAAGGCGCCGCGGTAACTGGTTTCGTCATTCACATTCTCCATATGATTTAGCGGTGCCTGCCTCGCAATCGACGGGTAGCCCCGCAGCCCAGTCTGGCGTCCATCGCATCGACTCTTCTACATATGCCACCGTATCGGCGACTTCGGCGTCGGGTACGCAGCACACTATGGAGTCATGGACAGTTAACACTACTTTGTATCGCTTGGCAATCCGTAGCATCTGTTCGCCGATGATGCACCTTGCGATGCCTTGGCACACGTTCTCCACAACTTTGCCGCCGTATATCTTGTTATCCCCGCGACGCACCTTGTAGTAATACTGCGGACCCTTATCCTCTTCGACTGCGAATAGTCCGTGGTAGTACATGGGCAAACCACTCGGCAGGATCACGGCTTTATTTGACGCGTCAACGTGCAATACACCAGCGCGTCCAAAGTCAAGTCTGTCACCCTGCGCCATATAACGAAGCATGTTCTGCGCTGACCGCCACAGCTGGCTTATGTTCCAGTTAGCGTCGCGGTAGATGTTGATGACCCGACGCGCCTCGTCGAGTGGCATGTCAAACCCAAAGGACTTTAACTGCGCTTGGAACTTGAGGGCGCCCATGCCATAGCCCGCACCGAGGATTGTGGTCTTACCTACGAACCGCTGGTCCTTGGTTACCTCGTCTATGGGTACGCCGTAGATCGTGGATGCCATCTTCTTGTAGACATCCTCTTTGTTAGTGAACGCACTAACAAGGTCTTCCTGTCCAGCCAACCATGCAAGTACGCGGGCTTCGATCTGCGCGGAGTCAGCTTCGACAACCGTGTAGCCCTCCGGTGCGACGATTGCCTTCTTCAAGGCTTTACCGTTGGGCCCACGGCTCGGCAGGTTCTGCAAGTTGATTTTATCGTCTCCACCCCAGCGCCCAGTGTGGGCAGCGTAGTACCGCACGGGGACTGGCAGTGTGCCGCGGCTCGCAATGTCGATGAACCGTTGCGTCCTTGTTTCTTCCAGTGTGGACTTCGTCCCAAGCCGCGCAGCGACGAGGGATTGTACCCTGTCGTCATCGTGCTCCAGCAACGCCTTAAACGCCTCGTCGTTTTTGGCGAAGGCGAACGTCTCCTTACCTGTCGTAGGGCTTATCTTCATCGGCGGGGTGACGCCCAGCATGTTGAGCATGAGCGCAAACTTCGGGTTAGACATGAGGTCTTTCCTGTCCTCTATGCCCGCCTCAGCGATAAGCTGCTCTTTACGGTCGCGCACTGCGGCTAGGTGAGTATGCAGGCGGCCCGCATCCAGTGCTAGGGTAGGCTCTGTGAACATGCGCAAAGTCAGGTCGATCAGCTTGAGTTCCTTTTTTGGGAACTTCTTCGCCATAAGTCTGAACAGTTGGTAGGTCAGCTCCACGTCATTGATGCAGTAGTCCCCATACGTGCTGAGGTCTTGCTCTGTGAAGTCCAGTCGGCGTTTGCCCATAGCACGGACAACCTCGGTACCTTTAATCCCGACACCATATCGCTGTGCAACAGCTTTCAGTGAG